CAGTAATTTTGTCTGTCTCTGCCGCAGTAAAAGTAGATTTACCAGATGTATCTTTGTATGTTGCATCATCCATCCACACACTAGAGGGTTTCTTTAGACTAGAAATATCTGCACCAAACGATGCTTTCATTCCCTGTAGAGTTTTACCTGTGTATGTTGTGTGCCATACGATACCAACTTTTGATGTTTTTAATATCCTGCCAAAGTCACTATTAACAGGTGCAGCATAAACGATAGTATTAGGCTGAAAAGTATAATATTTTTCTCCATCAATCGTACTCGTTTCGATATCATCAGTGAACATAAGATCGCCTTGAAGTACACCCTTAATCCCCAATTTTGAAAATTCTCGTAATGCAACTTTAAACTTGGAGTTGAGGGCGCCGGATAAATCATCATCTATTTCCTGTTCTGTCTTATATAATTTAGGATTAACATTAAATACGGACTTCTTTGCAACAAAGAAATCACCTGTCTCTGGTTCTATACCAGCAAAGATTGCAGGAGCTCCGTCCCACTTAACTGTCATATTAACAGAACTACGACTTGCACCAGATAACATATCTCTTAGTGACCGTAAGAAGTTAAGAGCAGCACGACCACCATCAACACCATAGTTGAGTATTTCATCTTCTATATGTTCAAGGTGAAGGTTCTTACCACCCTTATCTTCTGCAAGAAAATCTTCTACAATAAAAGATTCAAAAGATAACTTAGGGCCACTTGTCATAAAGTTTTTCTTTCTCATAATTGTCTTTGCAACAAGGTCTAACTCATTACCATCTTTCTTCAATACGAAAGGCATATTGATATCAGTTTTCATATCATTGATAACTGCTTCTGCATCTGCACCCAAGGCTGCAATCTTTTTACCATACTTCTTATATGATTGTTTGAATAATCTTGTCAACTCTGCTGGTGTAATGTCTTTCTTGTTACGAGCATCATTTGCACGATCAACAAAATGCCGAGTAAACTCTACATCAATACCAACAGACTTGAAAATTCTGTCTGCATATTTTTCTAATTGATCAATGTCTGTTTTTGTTATCATTAATCTGTCATCCCATATACAAATCCAGATATATCAGTTGGTAAAGATGCTTTAGCACTCTTCAATTCTATTCCTAAAAATTCAAATAGTGCTTCAAATACTTTTGCACCTAATTTTTTAATATTATCTAAAGTTTGTTTTACTTTTTTCATAATTTTACCAATAAGATTTTTAAGCCAATTAAGTGCATTTTTTCCGACACTCTTTAACTTTGCAAATGTTTTTCCAATAATAGCAAACTCATCTAATTGGGTAATTTCTTCTATCAAAACAGCATTTGTAATATTATCATTCATAACTTCATTACGAATAATTCCCCTTAAAGTGTCTGGAGTGTCATCAGTTGTAAAATCATTGGTTAAACCAAGCCTTAATGCTGAATAAGGATTACCTTTACCAGACTTCCAGGCAGCATATATTTTAACTTTTTTAGAAATACCAATAACATCAGAAGATACTGAAGGAGTTCCTTTAAGACCAGAAGATTTTCCTTTTTCTGTAATCTCTATAAATTTTGATACAGAACCTTTATCAGCATCAAACTCTAAACAAACACTTGCCTTTCCCCTTTCAAGTGAGAATTTTTTATAACCCGACATTGCTTCAAAGGTATACCATTTTAAAAATTCTGGGTTTTTTTCAAAGGACAAATCTTTTTGCACTTCTTTATTTAATTCTTTATGAAAATTTTCAGTAGTTATAAATTCTCCAAGTGCTTTTTTATCTTTTGGTAGTAAGTTTTTTTGTTTATTTTTATCTTTTGCTATCTTTACTAACTGAGTTTTAGTATATTTCGTACTTAATTTTGCAAAATTATCTTCAATTGCTTTCATAATTTTATCAATCTCAGGACTTGCATCACGATCTGTACCCATATATTCTAATGCTGAATAAAATGTAGCCAAAGTTTCTCCTTTAGCACCAGACGCAAGTTGAGAACCACCCTTCTTTTTTAAAGAGATATTGTAATCTTTATTATACATATCGGTTTTAGGAGTTCCATCTCCAGCACCCCAACTTGTCCAAAAAGATGATAAATTTGAACTAGATTTACCACCACCAAATTGAGTTATAGGAGAATTGCCAATTTTATCCTTGATGTTTTTTGCAAGAATTTTTCCCATGTCGATATAATCAGGAAATTTTTCTGCAACTTCATTTGCATCCTTATCATAGTCTGGTTGACCTATAAGAACATTAAATTGTTTTGTAATTATATTTTCCCAATCAGCACCTTTGGGATCAGTACCAGAACCTTTAGCAAATCCATTTGATGGTTTATCAATACTTAGTGCAGATAATGATTTACCAAAAGCATCCTTAATAAATTTATTGACTTCTGGGCTACTTTCAGTAGCACCTTTTAGATGAGTGATTAAATCTGAGTTTTCATCAATCTTTGGAATTTTATTACCATCACTGTCCAATAATTCTCCAGCAATTGCTTTTTTTATGAAAGTATTTTTGTTATCTCTTGTCTTATCCTTGGTAAAAATATCGCTAGCAGATATCTTTCCCTCAGTTAAAAGATTCTGAATTTTATCGACATGAGGAACATGAGACTCAGTGAGGCAGGGTTTTACTTGTCTAAGATAACCTTGTAACGACATTCCAACTTCTCCATATATACTATAATGTATTTATAAGTTTAATGTATTACCTTTTAAGCTATTTGTCAAGTCCAATTATCACGATTCTTGTACAACTTTAAAATTTCTTTAGTTATACTACGATCTTTACCTTTTATCAATGGTTTTGCATCTGCACCTGAGAGAACTGCTTCAATACCCATCAGGCCTGGAGTAGAGTTAACTTCGATAAAGTAAGGACTTTCTTTGTCTCTATTTTTTGCTGGTATAAAATCAACACCAACAACTTGACCTTCAACTGATTCTGCTGCTCGTAAAGATTCTTGTGCTTCACGTTCTGTCAACTCATGTGATACTGGTTCCGATCCTTGTGAAACATTTGACCTAAAGTCATCACCAACAACAGGTCTTTTAATCGCACCTAAAATTTTTCCAGCAGCAACAATGACGCGAACATCATAGTCTGTCTTTATATACTCTTGAAGAAGAACATCAACAAATTCATCTTCCCTATGAAGTAATTGGATTACACTATGAAGAGATTTTAAACTTTCAATCCAAATAACACCAACACCCCTCGACCCAACAGCTGTCTTGAGAATCATTGGAAACTTATTACCAAGTCTTTCTGCAGCTTGTTCAGCTCCTTCTGCATGACGAACTAAAACTGTTTTTGGTGTAAGAATATTTTTTCGTTGAAAAATAATCTGATTGTGCCACTTATCATTACAAATATCGTGACAAGCAACAGAATTAATGAGAGTATAACCTTGTTTTTCTAGATTAAGACAAGCAACTCTCCAAGATAAATTTCCTGTTTTAACTGTAGAACCAAGGCCTCTTGCCATAATCAAAGTATTTTTAGGATTTATAATAAAAGGTTTATCATAATCAACACCATCTTTCATTCCAGGCATTTCTACCTTACCATCATCATCTACAAGAAAAGAATATACTAGTTGATCTTTCCCTTTGTCTTCCATATACATACCAGAAAACTCAGCAAGATATACTTCAATACCTAACTCTGATGCTTTCTTGCGAACCATTGGCCCAGTTTCATTAGGGTCTAAAGGATCATCATGAGAAAGAATCAATAACTTATAAGGTTCATCCTTTTCCTCTGTGATGTAAGATTTGAATTGCTCCATTAAACTTCTTTCTTCTTACCTATATTATACTTTGTCTCTAATTGCCATTCATCTTTCTCTTTAAAAGATAAAACTTTAATTTGACTTAATGGAGCTACTGGTTCTGCATTACCTATAATATCTACCAAACCCCAATCTTTTAAAAGGTTTGTAATTGTGTTTCTGCGAGCAATATCATTCTCAGATAAATTAACAACCTTACCATCAAGAGCAAATAACTCTTTAAAGTGTGTAATATAATACCTACCCTGTTTATGTAATATATGACAAGATTGATATAGTTTTCTTTCTTTTCTAGAAGCTACTCCAATTCGTGAAAGTGTCTCACGAACCTTTAAAAAATCATCTGGTTCTTTCAAACCAACTTCTAACATTTGATCTTGTGTCCAATTAATCTCTTCCATTATTTATTCCACCTTTATTTAATTTTTGTTTTATGGCAGAAATTTGTTCATCAGATAATATTTTAAGAGCGGACTTTGCCTTTGCATTACTATATCCATAATACTCTTTAACACATTCCAAATTATCAATTTTCATCGCCTTCACCCAAGGTGTATATCTTTTCCTTGGTCTAAGACTATTTATCAAAAAATCAAACTGAAGTTTCTTATCTAGGTGGTGTAATTGGTTAATTTCGTTAACTAATTGGATTGTATCAGGAAAAGGAGCCACACATTTATTAACGATGTATGGTGGATACTTCTTTTCCCACTCTTCATCCTCTCCATCCATAAGAGGTTCTTTAGTTTCGTTGATAGCTTTGAGGTAGTTTTTTAGTTCATACATTAATCAGTAAACCCTTCACCCTTACGAAAGTGGGATAATCTATGGAGAAATACTGCCCACCACAAGGCAGTCCAACTGTCTGCTTTATACTTTCCATTCTTTACTTTTAGTTCATACATTAGTTTATTACTTGCACTTTGAAATTGTTACTATTATCTTTTATAGCATCTCTAAAGAAACTAACATTACTGTTTTTTTTACTACACTTGAATACAACACAAGTTCTTAATTGGTAACACTCTCTAGAAACTGGCATTGCAGAATGTAGAAGAGCTGCATCAAATACAACTAAACGATTTCCTTTATATTCTGCTAGTTTACCATCAATATAAGTTCCACCACCATACTCTAATTTCCAATCAAGCCGTGGATAATATATCATAGTAAAATCTCCATCGTCATGATGAAAATGTGGTTCTATGCCATGTGTATGAGCATTCATGTAGATTCTAAGATAAGTATCAACATCATACTTTTCTGTAAATTTAAACTTATCCAATGCTGTTTGAAATAAACTATGAGCCCAATCAAATCCAGCATCAGTACATTCTATTTCATTATGTCCACAAAGAATGTGCCAATGTTTGT